GTAAGTCAGCATCTCCTTCTACCTTTGTTTCGTATTGTAATTTATATATGTTCATATTACTGAGTTATTTGTTTTATTTGGTCATCTGAGAGTGCTGTGGTATATACTTGTAGTTGTCTTACTTTGCTGAAAAAAGGTGAACTACCTACACCTGTAGTTAAACTTATATTATTTAATGTATCTGAAGAAAGCACCGCCCCACTAAAATCAGTTCCAACTTCTACACCATTTACCCATAAAGCAAAGTCATTTAATCTCCATTTAAAAGCAATTTTATTAAAATTAACAGCATTAGACAAAGTAAAACTAATAATAGCAGTGGCAATACCACTTACATAATATCTTGATATTATTTGATTGCTTGTAGTGCTATAATAAAGCCTCACTCCATTATCATTTGTTCCGTCAGAAATAAATAAAAATCTATTAGTACCATCATTAGAAAGTGCAGCCATTTCAACAAACAAAACCCCCTCTGTACTATTAATCAAACTGCCTATACCATCTCTTGTGAAGATGTCTTGGTTTCTTGTAACTGTACTTCCTGAGGTTGGAATGTATGATGTTGCGTAAGAGCCTTCTTCTAATTGTGCTCCCCATAATTGTATAGTACCTCCACTATTTAAAGCACTTGATAAATACACATAAATTGTAGTATTTGTACCTGTATTAAATATATGTGTAATTCTCGTCCATTCCGTAGTGCTTAATTGACTTGTGTAATCTACTGATGTAAGATTTTCGCCTTCACTACCTCCTAGACCTAAAACCCTGCTATTAACAAGCGTAGCATCTACATTTTTAGCATAAAAAGAAAGTACATAATCTGTATTTTGAGTTAAACCTAATCCTCCTGACTGTAATTTACCTGCACCTGTGCTCGTTAATTGTGTTGCATTAGCATCTCCACTTGGAGAAATGTTTGTTGTATTGTCAATCGTAGAACCTGAAGTTCCAATAAAAAAAGTACCTGAACCATAAGTTTCACTATAAGTAACAATATTAGTCCTCTGTGGCTCTGCTAATATATGTGGACAACCTCCTCCTGTGTAGTCTATACGAGGTACGTTTGCTCCAAGTTTTTTAATTAAACCATTCTCATCTACTCTTGTAGCATCAGTTGCTCTAGTAACATCCATATCTGCGTCTCCATTATTAGGTTTAACTGCATACAATTCTCCTGCCTTATATCCATTAGGAGTTACTACAATACTTACATCATCTAATAAACTCATTGTATATTACTTAAAATTGTTAATTGTGCTTCTAAACAAGCCTTAGCTTCAAATACACCTCCATCAGCAACAACCCTAACCTTAAAGTCATTTACTTGCTTTTGTACAGGTGTTAATCCTCCTTTATTACTAGAAGGTAAAGACATTCCTAGTGCTAACTTCATTATATTACTTGGTCATAGTAACAGATAGCAACTCCACTAGTCAAAGTGATAGCCGTTACATTTAAGAATAAAGTCGTTCCTGCTGCGAAAGTTGTGTGCAGGTTAGCTATTGCACTACCTGTACCTGTTTGTACGTTAGAAGCCACTATTGAAGCTACTACGCTCTCTACAGGAAAGAATACTGCATAATAATCTTTGCTTGTCATTGCTGTTGTTGATATTACATCACATCTATTTTTTCCTAGTTGCTCTGTTAATAATTGTTGTACATTGTCTATTGCCATTTTTTTTTATTTTATTGTCCGTAATATATATAATTAGTTCCTGAAGTTTCAGGGTATTGTGTGTATTGAACTTGTTCTGTTCCGTCTTTTTCTGCTAGATACATTTTTCCTTTAGTTACTAACCCTTGTACTATTCCAACATTTGCAGCAGGGTGTAACACTTCAGTTTCTGTAGAAGGTGCGTGATTTTCATCTAAAGTAACTGTTCCAACCCAACTTACTTCGTAAACTTCATACTTCCAATATCCCGCAGGTAATAAATGAACTTCAGCGTCATATAAGTCTAAACCTTCCAAATCAGCTCTGTAAGTGAATCCCATTTGCGTATATCTATTGTTTATTTGTTCAGTAGGGTAAGCGTACTCTACACTTCCATCCATATCGTTTATGAACTTTACTAAGTGTCTTATCTGCGTCTTAGCAACAGAAGTATTTATGCGATTGTCTTCAGTTGATATATATGCTGTAAAGTTTGTTGCAGTAATTGCTTGTATCATATTATATAATAGAAAAAAGTTGAATTTGTTTGGTTAGTAAGAGAAAAAGGATACCGAAGTACCCTTTAACCCATAGTGAACGCTAGTTTCCTATATACAGACAAGCTGTAACACCTTCACTAGACTAATAGAAAAGGGTAGCCACTAAGCCACCCCATTCAAGAAATATATAAAAGAATACTGATTAAGAAGTAACTATTGTTCCCATTGTGAACGCTGAATTATCAAATGGGTCTGTAGTGTAGTCTGCAACCATTGGGAACGGCTCATTTTCTAAACCGTCAAATGTAAGAGTGTAACCGTTTCTGTCACCGAATGCAGCACCACTATCTTCAGTACCTGCGTTAAGTTCCATTCCGTTTGTTACTCCTAAAGCAACTATCACATTGTGTCCATTCGCTAAAGTTGCGTTCAACTCTGCAAATACTATTAATTTAGTTTGACCTAAAAGTTTTATTTGATTTTGGTCTTCTTTTGTAAGTCTGTTAAGAATTACTGTTATTGAAGGAGTATAAAAAATTGTTCCGTTTTCTCTACTTCCTGTAATTGTTTCTGAAAGACTAGCTACTCCTAATGGTGTAGTATATCTATACAGGGTGTTAGAAGCCATTTCAATATCCGTTACTTCTCCTGAAGCTACAACAGGAAGTGGACTAAATTGGTCGTAAACACCAAAATATACATTCTTAATTCCTCCACTGATTCTGTTACAGTCAAGTCCCCTACCTTTTGTTAGTGCTGTACAAGCCATATTATTGTTTTTTTTAGGTTAAGGGAGGAAGGGTTTTACCCCCTCCTTCCGTATTATTTATTTTATTATGATTGGTGAACGATATCAGCTCCGATACCTAACTGAACACCTCCTGAGTAACGAGCAACTAACCTCATATTATCAGAACCATCCAAAGCAGACATATCCATTAATTTGATATTTGCAGTTTGGTCAGAAATTAAATCTGTACCGAAAAATAAGTTAGACTTCTCTGCTGCTACTAATTGGTCGTTTGGCATTCCGTTACAAACAGCGATTTTGTACCCTTCAAATACAGGTGCATAGTCTCCGTTCATATTGTAAGCGTTTACATATCCTAAAGTAGATACTGCTGAAACATATAAAGCGTAAGTTTTAGGACTCATATAAATATGTAAGTCATCTTTTCTCAATACTGCTGAAATATCAGTTGCCATATCAGCCGTTAAAGTTTGTAAGTTAGCAATAATGTTAGCTGCTGTATAAGCTGCTGAAGCAGTTGAAGTGTTTACTGTACCATCTACTGCAAATGCTCCTGTAGTAGCTGTTAAGAACCCTTCAAATTGTCCTCCTGTAGCTGCTGCTCCTGACCATACTGATTCTTCAACTCCATTAGCGATAATTTCTCCCATATAAGAGATTACATAGTCATCAAAAGATGCAGGTGGTGGTGCGCCTGCTCCTGCTCTCATTTGCATCGCTTCCCAAGAATCAAGTAAAGTAGCTTTACATAAATCTAGGTTAATTTGCAAGTTCTTTGGAGTAAGTACATTTTCAGTCAATGCTAAAGTACCTGCGTCAGTAAAGTCGCAAGAAGCGTCTGCTACTAAAGATGAACCTGCCATTTTTTGGATTGAACTCTTAAATTTCACGTTTTCAATCATAGTTAAGTATTCTAGTGAGTTTGCTTGGTTTAAAGCTGCTGAGATGTAGAATCCTGCTGCTTTACCTGCATAATTACTTGTTGTAGTAAATGCCATAATTTTTGTTTTTTATTTATTAATTATTATTTGTTTAAATCGTGTAAGAACTTTTCTCTTTTAGATAGTTTGTTGTATTCTTTTCTAGCCATTGGCTTTCTATCTGAACTGAACTTGTTTGTGTCTAAAGGTGCTGAAGCAGGTTGTGCTGCTAACTCAGTCTTTAGTTTTTCGTTTTCTTCTTTTAACTTAGTTAATTCATCTTCTGCTGAAA